AGTCAAAGTAGATAATTACAGCGGCCTTTCAGGTCCGGGGACTTTGTTTATTAGAAACGATTTATTAACTGGCGGCGGAAATTTAACCGCCGTTAGAATAGCTTAATCAATAGGGGAGTATTGAAAAAATGCCGCAAATTAAGGTGATAGATCAGCAATCGCAAAGCATGGGGGAAATGACAGATACCTCTTATGGTGCGGCCATCCCACTTGATGGAGCCTATAGTTATGCGGCTCAATGCGCGGTCACAGTGGATACTCCCACTGCAAAAACATTCCTGTCAGGGGTTGCTGCTTCTAAAACAATCCAGGATTTAACTTACACGGCGGCAACACGAGGAACGGCTGGAAATTCCATCACTGTAGCTTATACGGGAGGCGGAACGGCCGGCGCGGAAGTCGTCACAGTCAATGGAAATGCAATCAGTATTCAGATTCAATCCGGAACTTCGACGGCGACTCAAATCAAAGCAGCGTTCGATGCTTCGGGCGCCGCAACGGCTCTTGCTGCTTGCGCTATTTCTGGAACAGGTTCCAATGCTCAAACGACAGTTTCGGCTCAGTCCTTGACCGGCGGAGTAAATTCCACAGTCAATACGACCACGGATCAAATCACAATTACGGGCCACGGCTATACAACCGGGCTCAAAGGACAAGCAAGCTCAACTGGAACTCTCCCAGCTGGGCTTTCTACAAGCACCGATTATTTCGTCATTGTGGTTGATGCCAACACGATTCAATTGGCTTCCTCATTGGCAAATGCTGAGGCTGGAACCGCGATTGATTTGACCAATCAAGGTTCAAGTGGAGCGACGAATACTTTCACACCCACGTCGCTTGCTGGCGCAAGTGTCATTGTTCAACAATCTTGTGACCCAACCGATACAACTCCAAGCACATGGAGTGATGAGGGCTCGGCAACCACGATTAGCGGTTCAGCCAACGTGCTTTTAAAGATTGCGCAGCCCTACGGAAATTGGGCTCGGATTAAATACACAATCACTGCTGGGCGCATGTCAGCCACCAATAATATTGTCGTGAAAGGACCAAACTAATGGTGAATCCACATAGAATGAAAGCGTTGCAAGGGCTTTTAGACTATCTGTCAGGCATGCAAGGGGGCGACCTCAAAGCACTCATGATGGAAAAAGAGAAGAACGAAAGCCCAATGGATGAAGCAAAAGAAAGTCCGATGGAGCAAGCTTTAGAAGACAAAATGGGTATTGAGATGCATGGAAAGCCTCACATGGCCGGTGCTCCAAAAGGCCCAATGATGCCTAAAGGTCCAATGATGCCAGGCAAGCCAAAAGGAATTGCTATTGAGAAAGTTTCCGTCATGAGCGGCGGGAAGCCTGGACTTGATAAGGGCATGGCCGAAGGTGACATGGATCAAGACAATGTGGCATCAAACCCAATGGATAAAGGCGGCGAGCCATCCGACGACGAACTGGAAGAGCTTTTTAACAAGTTCCGAAAGTAAGGGGGGCACGTGGGATATAATACTTATACCACGTCGGATTTGACGGATGATATTCTCCTTCTAGGCCATTTTCCGACAGGGAATAATACCTTTACTCCGGCAAAGCTTTTGAGGCTTGCGACTCTAGAGCTTCAAACTCCGGTCATGAAACAAATCATGTCCACACGCGGAGGGTATTACCTTGGGTATACGGATTACTCAGACCCGAATCTTGTTTCATCAGGACTAATTCCCATTCCATCGGATTGCGTCGGCGGCGCTTTATCTATCGTTCAACTTATTCAAGATACAACCATTATTCCGGTCAATCCGATTGAGCTTTCCGAACAATTTTCAACCATTTCTCCGACTTCGACTTCTTATGGATACTATCCAATTGGAAATTACATTCAGATTTTGCCTAAGCCAATTGTAGGATTTGCCAGGCTTTGGCATATCAAAAGAACAAGTGATCTTGTTCTCACAACGGCCGCGGCTCAAGTGACTGCGGTTGCAAGCAATGTCATTTCTGTCTCAAGTGTTCCATCTACATTTCAGGTTGGAACGATTTTAGATGCATGCGGCGATCAGCCCCCCTTCAATATTTTGGGGACTCAGACAATCACTGGAATTTCTGGAACTGACATTACTTTAGATGCAGCGGTAACCGGCTTGACGATCGGTGATTGGCTTGCGCTTGAGGGACAGACTCCAATTCCTCAAATTCCAGTAGAGTTTCGAATCCTGCTTGCATGGCGAGTTGTTGCGCTTGCTTGGGAACTTCAAGGCTATATGGAAAAAGCCCAAGCCGCTCAAAAGAGGCTTGCCGCTTATATCGAGGATACCTTCGGGCTCATCACTCCGCGAATCTCCGCAGATACTAAGATCATTAACCCCGTCAATGGCGGATTCCTTTCCGGAAATCCAAACAGGCTGACCAATTTCCCGGCGGGGCGCAATTCATGAGTCAAAACATTAACCTCTCAGTCAGCGGACTTTATACATCCGTGAATGATTATCAGGGCCTCCCTCAAGGGGCTCTTGATGTCGCTGACAATGTAGAGAGTCGTTACAAGAACGTGATGGAGCCACGGCGTGGGTTTGACTCCTTGGCCGACGCGGCTATGGATGGCCTTCATTTTATTAGGCTGACTAATTTCTATGTGGGAGGAACTGACAGAATTATTGGGCTTACAAGTGCCGGCGACTTGGTCTATTACACGGGCGCAAATCCTTGGCCGGCGGTTCCGGGAAATTATGCTTCAGGCCTTGTTGCTCCGAATGCCACAAACTCAAAATGTCGATTTATTAAGGCCGGACAGAATTTATATGTGACCGCCCAAGACGGAGTAAGAAGCCTCTCTTCCGGAAGTGCTGCAAACATCTATAGGGCCGGGGTTCCCAAGGCGCTCAATATTGAAGCTGCAACCAACGGGGATTCATCTGGATTTTTTTCAAACAACACGGTTTTGTCAACGACAGGGACGGTCACTAATACAAGTGCCAATATTACTAATTTGGCTGACACTTCCGGCGTGACGGTTGGGATGTATGTCAGCGGAACCGCGATTCCAGCCGGAGCAAAAGTCTCTTCCATCACTCCTTCAGTTGGGATTTTGATTGAAAACGGAACAATCACCGCGGGCTCAACGAGTGTTTCTTCTCTTTCCTCGACAGCTGGACTTGTTGCCGGAGTTCTTGTTAGCGGTGATGGAATTCAACCTGGAACAAAGATTGTTTCGACCGGAGTCGGAAGCTGTACGCTAGACACTGCGGCCTTTAAAAGCGGAACCGTTGAACTTACATTTTCAACCGCCATCGTCATCACGATGGATCAAACCGCCACAGGAACTCATACAGGCGAGACAATTACTTTCTATTCAGGCGCTCAAGTCGGCTACCGAATTGTTTATGGAAGGACTGAAACAGACATTAATGGCACAGTGATTACAAGGCTTGGTTCTCCATCTCCGGCTGCGGTTGCGACTAATATTTTAGGCACATCAACCAATACAACGGTCACCGCAACCCTTCCGAAAAATAGCGAGGGACCAATTACTTTTGTGCGTCTTTACCGATCCGCACAAACTGCTTCGATCGACGTTTCTCCGCTTGATCAATATAATTTGGTGTATGAGGCGACCCTTTCTCATTCTGATTTTGTTGCAAGAACAATCACGATTACCGATGACGTGCCAGATTCCTTAGTTGGAATTCCCCTTTATACTGGCTCAGACCAAGAGGGGGCTTTACAGGCAAATGACCCTCCGCCTGAATGCTGGGATATGTGTAAGTTTCGGGACTTTGTCCTTTATGGAAACATCACAAGGCCAACGACGACGAAATTTACAATTGTGGCCGTGGGTTCACCGAATGGAGTTCAAATTGGTGACACGATTACAATCGCTGGAACTTTTCTTAGCACATCTTTCACAGGAACTTATACCGGAGCAAGCTCAGAAAACGCGGCTGCAAAGCAATTTAAGGTCACAACAAGCGGAACTCCTTCCCAAAATATTGCAGACACCGCTAATTCTCTCATTCGCGTAATTAATTATGACGAAACGGTTCCAGTGCATGCCGTTTTGCTTTCGACGACGACCGATTTGCCGGGGCAAATTCTTCTAGAAGCAGATTATCCAAGCCTCGATACATTCACGGTAACGGCTTCGGCTCATACTTCGGCTTATGATCCGGCTTTGACTGGATTGGTTTCGGATATCAACACTCTCAACAACGGAATTGGGGTTAGTAAGACATCAGAATATGAAGCGGTCCCTGCGACCAACCTGATTTACTCAGGCGATACGAGCTCGCCGATCATCCGGATGATTCCTTTGAGGGACTATGTCGTTGTTCTAAAAACGGATGGCATTTACAAGGTTCAAGGGCTTAGCCCAAGCGGGCTTGTTAGTTCTTCATTTGATCTTACCACTAAGATCATCGGAGCAGAAACGGCGGTTCCTCTTAATTCGGGCGTCTGGATGTTGTCCAATCAAGGCGTTGTTTCTATTTCAGACGGAGGTGTTGATGCGAAGTCTATTCCGATTGATGACCAACTCAATCGACTCATCGGAAGTTATCTCGACAACTTGGTCGACGTGGGCTTCGCAGTCGGATACGAGTCCGATCGAAAGTATATACTTTGTGTTCCAGAATCAACCAATACCTACGCAGAAGTAGAATACAACTTCAACTATGTGACAAACGCATGGACGACTTGGAGCCGAAACCTTCATGCGGCTTTCATTCATTCCAATGAAGGCAAGATGTATATCGCCCGCGCCGACAGCGATACCGCGACTGACCCGCAAGCTATGGGCGTCTCAAAAGAGCGCAAAGGGGCAACCTATAAGGATTATGTTGACGAGGGAATTGCAAACTCGATTACAGCCATTAGCGGCGATCAAGTTACATTAGCCGCAATCGACCAAGTCGAAGTCGGGGATATTCTTTGGCAAAGCGATACGCTTTTTAGTCCGATTTTAGCTGTCAATCTTTTGACTAATACCGTGACGATTCAATACGTTCTTTCATTTACAGTCGCGGCCTGTTCCATTCTAAAAGCCTATGATTGCACGATGACATGGAAGCAGGTTTTTGGGGACAATCCAGCATTTATGCGCCAGTTCTCAGAAGGAATTGCACTGTTCAAAAACACGCGGTTCAATACTGCAAATGTTTCGTTTGTGACGGATTTCTCGCAAAGCGAATCGCAAGTGCCTATTGAAGGAGTTGGAAATGGTCTTTGGGGGCTTTTTGCTTGGGGCGAGCTTCCATGGGGCGGCACAATTATACCGCAAAAGATTCGCTTCCTGATTCCTCAAGAAAAGCAATTGGGCTCTTACATCATTCCGACACTTCAAATCAAACAGGGCTATTCTGATTTCAAATTTCAAGGCATGTCGATTTCGTTCTACAACATCTCTCAAGAGGTTGGGTTATGAGTCAGTTAAACCAACTTCCAAACTTGCGAGTTGAGGATTTTCCGTCGGAACAAAGTTGGATTAATCGGCTTTTTGTGCAATTAAATCCATTCATCCAAGGGGTCTCAAACCTTTTCAACAATAACGTCGATTTTTCCACAAACATTAAATCGCTGACCAAAAGCTATACTATTACAAGTTTCACACAGTTTAGTTTTCTTTGGAGTTTCAGCGATAGCACGCCCAATGACGTGAGAGTCGTTAAAGCAACCAAGGGGACGCAACAAACTCCCTGTATTCTTCTCATTGCTTGGAGCTATAATTCGGATAGCAAATCCATCACAGTAAGCAAACTGGTTGAAGTGACGACCTCGGGGGTTCAGGCGCTGGACGGAAGCAGTTATTCGTTTTCAATTAGGGCGACGGTGTAAGGGGGAACGATGCCATTTGTTTACGACCCAAATCTAGATGAGCAACAAAAGCAGGACCAAAGCGCCCAAAGTGTCCAGATTTCCGGAGCAAGTCCGACGGTGAATTCTGGTGGAACTACCGGTCAAAAGTCAGGCCCTGAAGCGGCCCCAAACACTGGAAGCGGATTTCAAAATCTAGATAAATACTTGCAGACCAATTCAAGCGCAAATTTAGGTTCGCAAGTCGCTGGAAACGTTCAAGGGAAAATTGATACAGCAAAACAGAATTTCGATACCGCCGGCAGTTCTTTTACTCAAAAAGTAAATACCGCCAACAATTTGCCGAATCAAAGTGACGTTAATAGCGCTATCGCAAATCCCCAAAATTACGACCCAACGACGTTTCAAAATTGGGAGAATCAGAGTTACAGCGGCCCTCATTCTTTGGCTGAAGACCAAGAGGATTATAATAAATATTGGAGCGGAACAAATCAGGCTAAGACTGAAGCGGGCTTGCTTGGAACTGAGCCAGGACGTTTCTCTTTGCTGGATACTTACTTCGGAAGGCCAAACTATAGTTTTGGGCAAAAGAGCCTAGATAACCTTCTCATTCAGCAAGAGCCCGGAATGGGCGCAAAGACTTCAGACCTTCAAAATCAGGCCGCGCAGCTTCAGACCCAAGGGACACAACAAGCTCAAAGCCTTCAAGATTTGGCTTCGCAAAGAGCGGGGCAAGTAGAACAAAATCGGCAGATGGTCAGGAATGCGATTGGGATTGATGCCAACGGGCAAGCCGTCACCGATCCAAACGCCAAAGGTTATGGGGCCATTGGTCAATATGAAACCAATTTGCAAAATGCCTACAATCAGGAACAACAAGCATGGGTTGATCAATATAATCAGGCCATGGCGAATGCGGCTGCTCAAAAAGGGCAATCATCTCTTTATGGAGTAGATCCGACATCCTATATTAAGCAATCCGCGCCTCTTACGCTCAATAATACAATCAGCTCTGATCAACTCTCCTATATCCGGGCCCTTGAAAAGTTAGCAGGGGTTTCAGATGCTTACGGCGCAATTAATCCTCAAGCGGCAAGCGGCCAAGGTTACACAACCGTGGGCGACATGAATAATGACGTGAATGCGGCCAAGGCTTCTTATCAGCGGTCCTACAGCGACGTTTACAATAGCGCTCCAAATTGGAATGGAACAAGCGCCAATATCCTAAAGCCTACGGGCAATAGTGATATTGACCCCTACATTTCTCCAACCGGAAACGTGGCTCAAGATCTTGCGAATCTAAATCACGTCAAACAAGTTCTTCAAAGCTACTCAGATCAATGGAATGACCCAAGTAAAAACTCGCTGCATAATAGGCCCAATCCTGAACCTGCTAACATTGCGGCGGTTCAAGGTGTGATTGATAAGCTGACAGCACTTGCTCAACAATACAATCAGCCCATGGATCTTCCAAAGGTGACAATCGGTAGGGGGCCAATGATTAGGCCAAGGTGATGAATGATTATTAGACCCTATTCCGAAAACGACTTTGAGGAAATTTGCTCTTGGTGGCGAGACCATGGGGAATTTCCGCCTTTACCTGGAATGATGACGCAAGAGGGAACTTTTGTTGTCGAATATGAGAAAAAGGCCGTCATGACTTTGACGGTTCTTATGACTCAGACCAAAGAAATCTCTTATTTCGAGGGCTATTGTGCAAAGCCAGGACTGGATCATGTAACCCGAAATCAAATCGGAAAAATTCTTTGGGAATATGGGTATAATTATCTGAAACAAAGGGGCTATCGGCGCGTTGTGGCGTTCACAAATAGTGAGAATTTGGCCGACAGATACGTCGAATTAGGCATGCAAAAATGTATGACAGGAATTCAATCGTTGGGGAGGGTTTTATAAATGCCATGGGCAATAGTCGCAGGAGTTGGGGCATTATCAGGAATAGGTAACTATCTCGCCCAAAAAGATGCCAACGACAGGGCGGCGATGATTCAGAATCAGATGTTTCAGAACTGGATGAATCTGAATATTCCTGATCCGGCTGAACAAAAGGTCGCTCTACAGCAATTTGTCAGCAAGGGGACTCTTACGCCAGCAATGCAATCAGCGATTGCTCAAGCCCCAAGTGAGTTCAATAAAATTGTCAAAAATGCGGACACGGAAGCCGCTCAAAACAGGGCACTTTCAGAGCTTTCTAACATTGGATATTCGGGGGGGCTAAGACTTCAAGACAAAGCCGCTCTTCAGGATGCTACACTCAGGTCTCAAGCCCAAGCACGGGCCGGACGTCAAGGCATTGTCGATGAAATGGCAAGACGGGGATTATCCGGAAGCGGGTATGACGTCGCGGCTCAGCTTCAAGGGCAACAAGGCGATGCGGATAGACAGGCACAAGCCTCTTTGCAGACTGCGGCCAATGCGCAAGATAGATCTTTAAAAGCAATCATGGGCGCGGGCGATCTGGCTAACAAAATGTCGCAACAAGATTTTGAGCAACAGGCCGCAAAGGCTTCGGCTCAAGACCGAATCAATGCTTTCAATACGACAAATTTGAGAGATGTGAACGCAGCCAACACGAACGCAACGAATGCTTCCAATTATTATAATTTAAACAACGCGCAAAGAATTGCAGACCAAAACACGCAGTTGAACAACGCTCAAACGATGTATAATAAGGGACTGATTCAGCAACAATATCAGAATGAAATGAGTAGACTTGCAGGGGCGACAGGGGAATCTCAAGCACTTGCAGGGACGACTCAGAGACAGGGCCAATTGCTTGGAAACACGATTTCCAACATCGGCGGATCAGCTGCAAACTATGCTCTTCTCAATAGCTATTTTGGAAATGGCAAAAGCGGCGGAAATAGCGCTTCAGGCTCGGGATACGGGGATGCTTCGGGATTAAGCTCAAACAATCAGGCTGCAATAGACCGAATTAGAAGCCAAGAGGATGAAGACCCAACCTATTACGCTTATAATGATTAACGGGGGGACAAATGGCACAATTAGGATTTTCTCCGGAACAAGAGGATGAAGACGAGCTTCAGGATAATGGAAGCCCCTATGATTCTATCTCGGATCGGGAACCTCTTGACCATTCAAGCGATGACGAAGAGAACGTCGATACGAGCTCAAGTGTGGGCGCTACAAGCCCAAGCGTGAAGGATTTTATCGCCGCAAGACGTGGCTTGCCCCTTTTGGCCGCAGCTAAACCGGGCGCAGCGCCTGATTATTCAAATGACCCGATGATGCAAGCTTTCGATCAGAAGCAAAAGGATTTGGATCAATACCGCGCGGATCTTGCTGGAAAACAATCTGACCAAATGAAAGCGATTGTTTTGGGACAAATTGCCCAACAAGCGGCCCGTGGAGCAAATGCTCCGGAAGCTAGTGACGTTCCAAAGACTCTTGCTGCTTTGTCGGCAAGTCAAAACAGTCAGGATTTGAAAGGCAAAGAGGATGATTTAAATAGGCGCCAGAAAATTTTAGACGCAATTGAGCAAAGAACTTCGCGTGAAAATGTGGCTGCTTCTAACTTGGCTATGAGGCAAGCAATCCTTCAAAACACGCAAGCAACACAGGACGCTCGGGCCGAAGACAAGGCCGATCAGAAAACTACAGATCGCTTTGATAGGCTCAATAAGAGTTTAACTGAAGACATAGCCAATGGAAGAAGCGCGTTCGGACTTGCAGCCAAAGCCAAACAGTCCGTTGAAAATGCTCAAGCTCTTTTAAATGGGACATTAGACCCCAATGACCTCGATAATCGGCAAGTCTATGAGCTTTCCAAGGTTCTCGACCGCATCCTATCCCAAGGTGCCGCGACCGTTGCGGGTACTGAGCATCTAACTCCGGACACGGCCAGGTCTTGGCTTGCTAAGAAAATGGAGCAAGTCACGAATCAAAGGCAAGGTGCCCAAGCAGGGGATTTTGTGAACAGCATCTCGCACACCTTGGATAGAGAGAAAGCGCAAGCCAACAAGCAAATCAAGGATGCGCAACAAAAGCTTATGTCGACCTCCGGAGATTTGGCCGATAAGGACCCTGAAAAATGGAATGCCATGCTTCATGCGCATGGACTAGATTCATTTGATGATGCTCCGCCCGCTGGCCCGCAAGGAAAGCCCGGCCAGCTGGTAAATGCAAAGGACCCTAAGACAGGACAGAAAAAACTTTATCGGATCAGCGCCGACGGAGATACCTTAGAGGAAGCGATGTAATGGGACTGAAACTTTCTGATTTAGATCCGGATGATGTTGAATATCTCCCACAAGGGGCCGCGGCAGGTGCTTCGAAACTTAAGCTTTCGAACCTATCTCCGGGTGATTATGAATTTGTCCCGACGCCTAAGCCAAGCGTTGCTGAATCGGCTGCACGAGGCCTTGCTCAAGGCGGAAGCTTTGGGCTTGAACCAACACTTGCGGGACTAGGCGGTGTAGTAGGGGATCGTCTTGGGAGAAGCGGGATTGCGCAAGTGCAATCAACTCATCCGGACGTTCAGGCAAAACTTGATAAGATCCAGGCCGACAATACGCCTTCGGCAAACGATGTTTTTAAGAAAACTTACGGGGAAGAAAACACGGCAAATGAACAGGCCAAACAAGCAAACCCACTAGCCTATTATGGAGGGGAACTAGCCCCGCTTGCCATGAAAGTAGGTCCCGCTCTTTATAATGCGGCTAAAGATATCCCAATCGGAAGCGCCGTAAAGACCGCCATTGCAATGAAACTTGGCATTCCTCATGCGTTTGCGAATGTTGCATCTAAGATAGGGGATAATCTTTCGGATCAGGTCGCCGCAAAAATTGCCGCAAGAATGGGGGCGACCGGAGCCGCAGAAGCCGCGGAAGCAGCCGCACCTGTCGCAGAAGCCGCAGCGCCAATTGCAGAAGAAGCTGTCCAGGGCGCAAAAGCCGTTTATGATCCGTTCTTAAAGAAATTCCTTAATCAATAATATTTAGGTTTCACGTAGGGTCTCACCTTGGTTCGGCTCCGCTTAAAGATCGCCTCGGGATAAAGGTTTTTCCCTTCGGCGATGGATGGAACGAGTCGCAAGCACTGAGCGCCGCAATAGACGACAAAGGGATATTGACAGTACTTTACCCGGTAAATGCGGTAAGATTTTTTCATAACACAAGAAAAGGATACCTTAATTTGACTATTTATGTCAACTAAATAAATGGGAATTCTCATGACCTACCTGTTAACTTTATTGATTGTTTTTGGTGCCTATTTCACAATTTGTTATGGCCTTTATCTGAGAAAACTATTCCGCCAGCGCAAAAATTCCCTTGCTGAATCATTCGAAGAAGCTTCGAAAAAAGACCTGTAGTTTTTAATGAATGTATTCATAATCATTACATATGAACTCAGTGAAACGCCGGGATATAGGGATTGCAGGGGCGCTCATTATTCTCAGTCAGGCTATCACTAGCTCGCAGTCTTCTAACTCGATCACCAATCAAATTGATGAACTTCGAAACCAATTGATTCAGTTGAAGGTCGACCGAGAACAATACTTTGTCAGAAAAGATGAGCTTAAAAAAGTTATCAACAAGCTCGACAAAATGCAGGTCGACATCGCCACAATCAACGAGCAAATCAAATGGCTTAGACACATGGCCGAACTGGACACAAGATATGATGAAGAGGTTGTCGGGTGTCTCTATGAGAGACGAGACGACGGTTTAGGGGGGAGAATCTAATGCCATTAACAGCCGATGAGCTTACGATTTGTCAGCATCTGCTTATAGATGACGAGGGGATGAAAGAATTTCCCTACTTTGATTGTTGTGGAAAAGCGTTTCGCCTATGCAAATGTCCGAACCAAGGAAAGCTTTCAATCGGCGTTGGAAGAAACCTTGAGGACGTGGGCCTTTCTGAAAACGAATGCATCGGCCTTGAGCTTAACGACGTCAAAAGAGTGACGGCCTCCCTTGATCGGGTTTTTCCATGGTTTGCCAAGCTCAATACCCCTCGAAGAATTGTTATTGTTTCTATGGCTTTTAACATGGGAGTTGAGGGTCTTAAGCAATTCCAAAAAATGATTAAGTCCATAGAATCAGGGGATTTTGAAAGCGCCGGAAACCAAATGTTAGCATCGCAATGGGCTGCTCAAGTAAAAACACGTGCGGTAAAGCTTGCCAACTTGATGAAAACCGGTCAATTTTAAATAATGGGTGTGAAGCCCATAGAGGGGGGATTTTTATGCAGTCGATAATTGATTTTATCTTAGCTCATCAAGCTATTTTTGCGGCTTTAGTTGTTGCGGTTTTAGATTTTGTTTTCGCTGTAAGCCCAAGCCTGTCGGGAAATGGGATTCTTCACAGTGTTTATGTTTTTTTCCAGAATCTTATTAAACCGAAAGCGTGACTCTTTTGGGCCTCGTTGAAATCATTGACTTAATCAAAGGTGTGCTTCAATTTCCGGCGGCAATCTTAGAGTTTGTGAAGCTTCTAAGAAAGACGCCGGAAGAGAAGCACGAAGACCTTTTGAAGAAAATTGCCGAAGAATCCGAGAAGTTTTCCGATATAGGGCGCCCCACATGGTAAGTAAGGAATTCTTAACCGGTGCTTTAGTTTCCTTAATCCTTATGGCCTGTGCAGGTGCCGGGTTTAAATATTATGGAATGCAAGGGGTTTCATTTGAAAATGGGACTTTATTAGGCCCGACATCTGTCGATGATTTGCCGTTTTCTCGATGTATGCCTAATAATCTATCCAAAAATCCTTGTATAGTGATGTTTGCAAGCGAGTTTTTTGCGCTAAAACAAGATTACGAAGACGTAAAACAGAAGCTAAAAGACTGCGAAAAACCTTAAAATTCAAAGCTTTCCTGTTTCAATTGTTTATTACCTAGTTAATATTGACATAAATAAACAGGTATTATATACAGCGTGTCATGATTACCCTAGTATTAGAAAAATATGATTTAGAAGCGATCATAGAGGCCCTTGAAATTGCTATGGCATGGCATAAGAAAGACCTTCGGTTTAGCAAAACCTTAAAGACCATCCGCAATCAAATGAAGTGAAGCCATGATGGAAACGCTTAAAACGACCCTTGAAAAACTCGATAAACAGGTGCTTGAACGCTACGAGGATGCTTTGGGCGAACTGAGAGAACTACGCTACGTCTTCGATTCGGAAGGACAAAAAGCGTTTCTTTCTGGCAAAATGGCCGCCTATGAGGACGTGGCTTTGTTAATTAAAACTATTTTGTCAAATTAGGATTCATTTCTCGTTCCCGAATTTCAGCCAAGATGCAATCAGCGCGGGCCGCTGTCCTGCAAAGAGAATAGACGATAAGAAATGCCATGGATACAAGTCCTAAGATGATTCCTCCGATAACCATTGTTTGCCCCCCCGGTCCTTAATTTTCTGTATGGATTCTTCGACTTCTTTAATTGACCTTACAACGAAATAAAAGCCATTCGCCCGAGTTTCCAGCTTTTCCTGAAATTCTTTTTGCTGCTTGGATTGCCGCCCATTTTCAGCTTTCACTTCAAATGCCACGAAGACCCCGATTCCATTTACATTGAGACAACATAAAATATCCGGAGTCCCCGGAAGCACATGTTTGTTGAGTTTGCGATAGAAGCCTAGATTTGGGTCAAAATTCGCCCTCGTGTCGACCTTAAAAGCAAAGCAACCAATCTGATAATTCAGATAATACAAGATGGCCGATTCAATATCCTTTTCGGCCGGAACGTTCCAACGAAACGGTTTACTCATTCCCATATCCCCCTGAAATGATTTGATTGTTCTGGTTTTTCGCGGTAAATCAAAGAAGTTCGACCAAACAACATTAAAAAAATTGCGATCATTGGGGACCATGCTATGGCTTTGTTCTTGGTCGAACCGAAGTCTAGCTATGGCCCCCTCCAATTCTTTTATGGATCTAATTATTCCTGAAGTTTTACCCGAGGATTGGGGCGCCCATTGGGACGCTGAATTGACGAATGAGCAATACCATTCCGACCGCTCGGCTGTGAGCTCATCCTCCCTTAAGCTAGTCATTGAAAAGAGTCCCAAGACATTTTTGGCCGCCCACAATGGTAAGTTAAGAAAAGAAAGCCCGGCTTTCCGAATAGGCTCGGCCCTTCACATGGCAATTTTGGAGCCGGAATTGTTTCAAAAGAAATTTGTCATTCAGCCGGAGTTTTCAGGAAAAGGGGCGGTTGCCGCTAAGGCCGATTGGCGTCTCTCAATCGCAAGTGACGCCGTGATTCTAAAACAAGAGGAATATGATGACCTGCAAGAGATGATCAACTCCGTGCTTTCTCACCAAGACGCCTGTAATATCTTGAAGAATGGTAAGGCGGAGCAAAGCGGCTTTTTTAGGGATATGGACACTGGCATTAAATGTCGCATCCGTCCTGATTTTTTCCATTTTGGTCATCATGCTCTTCTCGATATTAAGACGACGACTGATGTCAGGGCTGAACAGTTCATGAAATCCATTTGGAACTATCGTTATGACTTTCAAATGGGCATGTATTGTGAGGGCATCCAACTTATTACGGGAAAGGCCGTTCAATACCCGCTGATATTGGCCGTTGAGAAAAAAGCGCCGTTTGAGTGTGCCCTCTATTTATGCGATGAAGCCTTGATGACCAAGGGTCTTGGGGATTTTAAAATCGCAATTCAGCGCTTGAAACAATGCATTGATGAAAATATGTTTGATTCTTATCAGAGGAAAATACAGCCCATTTCTCTTCCTCATTGGGCCTTAAAGGAGTTCTAAATGTCGAATCAATTAACGAAATCGGTTGCGCCTCAAAAGGGACTTTCCAAGATGGAATCCATTCGGCAAGACCTAAACAAAATGCTTCCGCAATTCCAAATGGCCCTCCCCCAAAACGTGACGCCTGAAAAGTTTATCCGAGTCACTTTGACTGCGCTGCAAAACAGTCCTGATCTACTGGATTGTGACAGGCAAAGTCTTTTTAGTTCGGCAATGAAATGTGCGGCTGATGGTTTGCTTCCTGATGGAAGAGAAGCTGCATTCGTCAAATATAACTCCAAGCAAGGTCCCAAAGCTCAGTATATGCCCATGATCGGGGGGCTCTTTAAGAAGCTCAGAAATTCTTCTGAAATTGCTTCGATCACTTCCCAAATCATCTATGAAAAGGACAAGTTTAGATATTGGGTTGATTCAGAAGGTGAGCACCTTGAGCATGAGCCACAACTTTTTGGAGATAGGGGACGCCGTATTGGAGTCTACGCCATTGCTAAGATGAAAGACGGCGGCGTCGAGATTGAACCTATGACTGAGAGTGACGTCATGGCGGTCAGACAAATAAGCCGTTCGAAAGATTCAGGCCCTTGGTCTGGCCCGTTTGAAACCGAAATGTGGCGTAAAACGGCAATCAGAAGGCTTTCCAAGCGCCTCCCAATGAGCACCGAGATTGCCCAAGTCATCGAGCGAGATGATGAGCTTTATGACCTTAAGGATTCGGCTCCGAAAACCAAAGCCGAAGAGCTTTCCGATAAACTTTCTAACTTAGATCTTGCCGGAGCAGCCGGAGAAATTGTTGAGGCCGAAGTTGTCGAAGGAGATTCTTTTGCTAATTTTGACGGAAAAATTGAAGACGCGAAAATGGTGAAATGATGAATGACACCGAAAAATATATTGAAGAGCATCATGATCATTGTTTGGTCACAAGAAAGAAACTTAAGGACGCAGGGATTGAAGGTCTTTGGTTAGAAGAACCCGACCGAGTGGAATTTACAGCCTATGGTTTTGATTGTCTTCTCGTAAGGCATGCCGATCTTTTCCATTGGTGCGGTTATGTTGGAATTACTCCAAAACATCCCTATATGAAAAAGCTGAAACGGGATGAATATCAAATTGGCAAAACGGTGCGCAAATATTGGGACGCCGATGACGGAGATTTAGAAGTCCATGGAGGCATTACTTATCGGGAAGCATGCAACGGGTATATTTGCCATCTTTCAGAAAAAGAAGACAAGCTTTTCTGGTTGGGTTTTGACTGTGCGCATGCATACGACCTTTCTCCCGGAATGGAACTTCATAGAAAAATTGTCCGAGAACATCCAGGTTTTCCAGATGAAATGAAAAACATGGCTGATCAGTTGAAGAAACTTTCCGAAATTTCGCCTGAATATATGGCTAAATACCGAGACGTTTATTACGTCATGGAAGAAACAAAAAAGCTAGCTCAACAACTTTCGGTGATGGAACAATGATTAATGACGAATACCTTGAGGCGGTTCGAAGACTTCATTTCTGGCAATATGGGAATAACCCCACAAATTTTACCTCCATGCTCTATTCTATGTTTCAGAAAGCGGATGTAAGAAATATAGCGCGTTTGGCTCGGGCTTTTCCAGTCGAGGCCGCAGTTTATCTTGAATGGTATGAAGCCCCTTCAGAAAATGAATTTTTTAAACGATATAATTTGAAGCCGTTTTCAAAATTATACGATCAGGAACCACCAGAAAAATAACCTATTTTGAGGGACGGAGGGTCATGCCCCGTTTAAACGATGTTGGCGCGGAAACGCGGAAAATGAAAGCGCCCTCAACCGAATTGACAGTGTCCATTTCTTTGATTTAGACTGAATGAATCCCAAAATTATTTTGGGTGAAAAAAAAGACCCCGCGCACTTAGTAGGTACCGGGGTCCGAACTTTTCTTTTTGCAGCAGAAAAAGTTATGACTATTGTAACGATTCCAAAATCAGAAATCAACTCTCAAAAGCTGAGACCTCCCTGATCAAAATCCATTTCAATTATTTTAATTTCAACGCATTTTCACTTCAGAGAGGAGGCGCGAATGTCGGAAACATCACGCCCAAACAGCTTTGAGAATCAAGAGGGGGATATAGAATGACGGACCAAAAATCGCAAGAGGGAAGCGGCGGAAACAAAAAAAACGACGAAAAACCATTGAGAGGGTTTATGGCACCATTACATGAATATTTGAAAAAGAAGTATGGCCCTAGCTGCGGATTTGATCCAATAGCTAATGTTTTTAATATGCTTGAGCAGCAAATTTTGGGCAATTGGTCTGTCGAGGATGGAATACAGCTAAGCCGGTCATTTATAGCCAAGCAGACAGGGCTAACAATTTATCAGGTCGACAAAGCCCTTAAAGAAATGTCGCAGCGGAAAATGATTCATATCCAACAAGTTTGTCGAATCAAACCAGACGGAAAGAAAATTTGGGAAGAAAGCATTTATCGACTTCATCCTGACAAATACGGGGTCGATATTTTATGGATTGATGAGTCGAATCCTAAGCCGATCCAAAAGCTCCAGTATATTCCTGGAGGTAAATTGGTTCACAAAAATGTCATTCCCCTAATGAAAAAAACCGAGGGGGGGTCGATGAAAAACCCGCAGATTCTCAACGACCCCTCGTTGGAAAATCGGCCGAATGTCAACGACCCCTCGTCGAAAAAAGGGATGATTTCCAACGACCCCTCGTTGAAAAACCCGCAGATTCTCAACGACCAAAAAACCGGACAGCCGCTACCAGAGCGGAAAGAAGCCACGGACAAGAGTATTAAAGATTCTATAAGATTCTCTCAAGAAGGGGGGTCGATGAGAGATTTCGAAATTGATAAGCAAAATTGGGCGGAGGTCAGGGACTACCTCGTTGAACGGCATCCAGGGGAGGAAAAGCAAATCGACTCAATCTATAGGGAACTTCAATCCAAGGGGGTCGATGACCGTGGACAAGCTATCTCTTGTCTTCCTGCGCTAATGTATAGCTCTTACCCCTCGTTGAAGAAGGCACGTGAAAATCCTTATGCGAAACCGGAGAGGACGGTCGTTGAAGAGGTAATCGATGAGGAAGCAGCCGGAAGGGCTCGTGAACTTGTTATGAAAAATTTTTGGTCAACTCACGGAAGAGCAAAGGCATGAGGTCTATTCCAAGTGTGGACGGAGAAAAACTTAGAGCTTCCTTCGGGCGATGGAGCGAGATGTGTGACGCCGATGAACAGATAGGTCAATTTCCAATGAGGTCTGACATTTGGTTGATGCACTCAATCGATGAAATTATTGGAATCGACGATTTTAACGTTTCTTTCGCTTACCATGTCCGTATGGCCAGGCTTTTACGCTTTTGTCATGAGCATGTTGAAAGACTTCGTTTTTTGGGGCTGATCAAAATTGACGGGGCTTTTATGCTTTATGCAAACAAGCTTTTTCACATTTTCGGAGAAATTAAAATTCCGACGAAGGGTAAATTACCTTTTAAAAACTTTTTGAAAGCACTCAAAGAATATGATGCCAATCGAAATCTTGAGGGGGAAGTGTGATCGAAACGGATGAAACTGGTAACGAACAATTGAGCGAGATATTCAGATATAGGGATTCCAAAGTTTTCAATGATTGGGAACAAAGGTTTATCAACGACCTTTTAAAAAGGAGGGTCCGATACTCGCAATTGACCAAACACGAGCGAACCGTTGTAAGCCGTCTTTATGGATGGCTCAAAGGGGATGATCCAAATGATGACTCGATTACAACTGGCTAAGGCCGCGGTGGAGCGCCGAGATTTGATTTCTAACGATGCCAGAAGGTATTACGGACAAGGCTATTTGGAGGGCTTTAAAGAGGCCTTAGAACTCGCCTCAGAGCATGTCAGACATTCTTGGAAGAACCAAAAATATCAAAACATGCTCATTGAAAACGCCATTTCCGAAATAGCCGACGACATTCTTCAGATAGGCGAGGATGAAAAAAGAAAATAACTCAACTTTTACATGCGACTATTGTCAAGACACGGGCAAGGTCAAATGCTTCATCCTTTTGACACCTAAAAATTGCCCCTATTGTCATGAGGAAAAAGGGGCTTTTATGTTTCCGGGGGAACAAAATGACCAAAAAGAGAAAAAGAAGCTCAAGAATTTGGGTCCTGAACCGGCGTGAATTTCGTCATGTGTTCAATCGAACCCGTTTCTAGATAGATTTTATAGTTCTTGATCGCGCCTTCAAGAATGCGCTCAAAGCTTTTAATCGACGCAGGATTGCCCTTGAGCCTTGCTTGATCGAGCCATTCGCGGGCCAAAATTACGCCATCCAAAATGGTTTGCTCAGTGGTTCTCGTCATAAAAATATCTCCTAATTCTTCCAGTATATATAACTGACAAAAAAAGTCAACAATGGGTCGGCCAAGACACCCCTCAAACGAGCTCAAAAAAACGGAACTGCTCGAATTCTATTTGCAAAGAGTGTCATCCGGTGCTTTTATCGCTCTATGGCAATCAACATTTCATGCATTCCACGTATCGCAGAGGATACCGAAAGGTTAACTCTTAAGCTGGATCGCATCGTTTTGGCTGAAGCCCGCAAACTTAAAATCGACGTCCATGGCCTTTTTCGCCTTTCGCTGCAAAGCGCCGTGGACTCTCTCAAAGGAGAACACCATGGAAACCACGACACAGACACCCAAAACGCCCTCTTCGACGCAATGGCATGCAGTCCTAGCGACCGAACTAGGGCCGGAAGTCATGACAGCGCCCTCGGAAAAAGAGTTAAAGAAGCAATTGAACGAGCTTGATCCGGAATATCAAGTGCTCACCATCATCAAGGGCAAATCTTTTAAAGTTCGGACGAAAAAAGCGTTCGAATTCTTCGACGACTCCGAAACAAAAGTTCAGTAATCAACGAATCATAGGGGGTTTGGGGATATGAGAACACGAGAACAATGTCAGCAAGAGTTGAACTTGGTTGCGATGATGTATGGCGACCGAGCCCATGCCATCAGTAAGCTTCAACCTGAACTGGATGCACTTGGAAAGCGACTGGATCAGCTAAAGGCTGAGATTCAGCAATTTCCGCCGCAAGAAGTTCCAGGTCCGGCGCCTGAACCAAAAAAAAATGAAGCTGAATCGAAAGCTTCGGCGCCAGCTAGCAGCGATCAACCGGCATAAGGGTAACTAAATGCATAAGACCCTTGCCATTATTGACCATGAGCCTGAACTAAAAGGGGTCATTGACCGCCTAACGACCATGCGCAACATGGCCGAAGAGAAAGCCAAGTTTCTCCATAAGCAGCTTCAGGATTTCATGGAAGAGGAAGAAAAAAAGATCAAGCCCATGTGGAAAGAGATTGAACAGGTTTTGTTGAAATTGGGAAGGCTTCCGCCCGATTTCAATAACGAAACCCATGTCATTCATCTTGATCGAGACGATGGCACTCTTGTTTTATGCGACGGGGACCATTCGGTTGATGGTAGTCAGTTCCTGAAAGCGCTTTTCCAGGGCGGTATTGTACTAAAGTAGTGAAATTTGGTTTAAAATGGCTACATGGCATTCCAACCGGGTCATAAAAAAGTTGGAGGAAGAAGAAAAGGTCAACTCAATCGCAAAAGCCTTCCTGTTCATCAAAAGGCTCAAGAATTGGGCATTGACCCTTTTGAAATTCTTCTTCATTTTGCGGCCGGAAATTGGAAAGCATTGGGATATCCCTCTCAAAAAAGAACTGTGGTCACAAGAAATGGAAGTTTTCAGGTCGACGTCATTGAGCCTGATCACCGTTTGAAAGCTGCTTCAGAATCTTGCCAATATCTTTATCCGAAGCGAAAAGCGATTGAGTTTCAAGAAACGAAAAAGAAAAAGCGCCCTTTGAGGGAACTCACGAATGAGCAGCTGACGGCGCTAAAAAAAGGGGAATCAACTCATGACTGAAGAAAGCAAATCAAGATTTACATTCCATAAGCCTGACCAAGAGGGCGTGCAAAAGATGCGGACCATTCGCCGCCATGTCCGCGATTTGGTTGAGGCTATTGAAATCCTTTGCCCTGAAAGCAGAGAAAGGTCGCATGCATTGACACAATTGCAGACTGTGATGATGCATGCGAACTCCGCCATCGTTCAGCAATATCCTTTGGATGAAAACGACGTATGATGACTGAATTAGAAAAACTAGCAGCGGAAATCGATGCGCTTCGGGCTGATTTTAGTAACGAGAAAATAGAAAATAGCGAACTCATAGAACGATTCGATGCGCTTCAGGAAGAACGCAACGCGCTTGAGTTATCCAGACAAGATCAAATATCGTTCTCTAAGGGACTCATGGCGGCATGTGACAGTCTTAGGGAGGAGCGCGATAAGCTTAAAGCTGAGAATGAGAAGTTGAAGAACAACCAAGTGTTTGAAGCATCCTGTACTCATTTGTTTGAAGAGAACCAGAAACTTCGGGAGCATAATAAACAATGGGCCGACGATTTACATATAGCTGAAAAAGAAAATCACAAGCTCCGCAGCCGCATAGAGAATCTGAGGGAAGCGCTTACAAAGTATACATTTCAGGAGACTTATAAATATTGTGCAAGAGTGGGTGATGTTGTGCCTATTGGAGATGCCCGCGATGCGCTCGCCCAGGACGCTGAGATGGATAAAAAGGAATGAGCCCACACATAACAATACGATGGTTATGGGATGATAGCATTAAGAAAACATCTAAACTGCGAATTTCGACTTATGCTTCCATACCTATTCCTAAATGTATTCAATGTAATAAGTCTACTCCAGAAGAAATGAGTTTTATAGCTTTCAATGATCACGGAATTTATTGCACCACTTGTTTACAAAAATCAGTCGATAATGCCAGTTTAACGGAGAAGCAGGAGTGAAACAGTATGATTGTGAGTTATCCAGACCAATGCCTAGAGCGCGCTGAGAAGGCTAAGCTTAGAGCGGATGATTATGGGCAAGTTATGAAAACCGATGTAACGGAGTTGGCTAGGCGGTTGAAAAGGGCGTGTGACTTTTTAAGAGACTACGTTTCTGGCGCTTGTCCCGATGGGATACGCACAGAATTTACGACTTTAGCCGACGAACTGGAAGCGCCATTGGGGGAGAAGTGAAGCGATGCATATGGTTTAATCCCATGTACATGGAATCGAAATGCTCAAAATGTAAGCAGTATGTGGGCATTATTTGCGCAAATTGTAGCGGAAATATCTGCCATAGTTGTCATAAAGAACCTACTTATTTTCAAAAATTGAAACTTAAATTTATGAAATGGTTATATGAAGCTTAAAGAGAAAATTAATTGGCGTCACTCTCCACCATTGGGGGATAAATGAAATTAAAAAACAAAAAATCATTAACCCTTGGGGTTAAGAAAAAAAAAAGCCAGAAATCTGGCTTAAAGTCAGCGGTGTCTGCAAAGAAACGGGGACAGTCACTTTTACAGAATGCGAACCTCCGAAAAAAAAGCAAAGAAAAGTGCCAGAAATTTGGGCCGGAAAAGTCGGACGAATTCCAAAAGAAACTTGAGCTCATCTGCGCCCTGTCGCTTCATACAGCTAGCCTCGCGCTCGCTCGGGACGAATATGTTGAATTCGCTCCGGTTGGAGGCTCTTGCGTCCCTTTTAAACTATTTGGAAATTCGTTACCTGTCTTTGAATACCGGGTGTTTGAACAAAAGATCATGGAATTTATTAAGATCCGGGTTGAAATCTCAAAGCCTGACACTATTCGATTTATTGGAACAATCGATTGCGTCGGTGTTAAAGGACAGCATTCGGATGCAGCAAGACATGGTCAAGAGGTCGAAGTTCTCCCAAAATACAAAGAGCCATTCGAAAAGTTAGCCATGCATTTGCTACATTATTTTCCATTCACGCCGAATCCTGAAGGTTGGGGAAGAGATGCAAACCGCAAAGACATTCCAAAGAAATTTGAGGTAGAGCATGGGCAAGAAAGCCAAAGCCAAGCAAGCCCGCAAAACCAAGCGAGCTAAGAAGCTTTTCAAATATGAAATTCCGGAGCTTCAAGAATATGTCGGGCGGGATGTTATCATCGACGGCAAAACCATTCGAATCGAGCAAATCGTTGGAAACGTCGGACTTACCCTCGGAAGAGCTCCAAAGGACCAACGGCCTCAATATCTTGAGATTAATGGCAAGTATAACATCTCCATGCTTCGATTCTTTGCGCAAATGGAAGGCGCGACGGATATTACAGAAGACCAATTCAAGCAGTTTGAAGAAACAGAATTTTGGGCCGAAGCGAATAAGCCGACGGCCGATGAAATGAAAGTGAAACAGATTATCGACAATGCATTGAAAGCGGGGAAGCAAGATGGCGGTTCCAGTTGAAGCAAGCGCAATGATGAGTCTTGTCTTAGAAGACGTAAAAAATCAGCATTATGAAATCATCGAAAAGGTATTGGGCGAGGCAATTAAAAAGGGAATTCTTATTGTTCGCTCAAGCGATCCGGTCTTGGTGATGGAATATAGTCCCGATAAAGCTGATAAAAAAGTTAGACTTATGCAATCGGCGGTCATTGATTATCAAGGCGCTGAAAAGATCGAAGAATTGGAAAAGGGATTAGAATACATGAAGAAGGTCAATGCAGACCTTCATAGCGCTCTTTCTGACTTCTATGAGAGAACAAAGGAGAACACATGGCTAAAAGCGGAAAAATAAATTCGGCCGCGCTCGGTGCACTTACTGGCGGACAGCAAACGCAAGAATATCAGAAGGGGCCTGAAACGCCGTTTCAAAATCCTTTCGACATTATTGCGGACAAAATGAAGAATTCGACCGAATACGATCCGGAGTTTACAGGCATTGCGCGCTCCGTCATCTGTATTCACAACCAAGGATTTAACAATTTTCAGATTTGCACCCTTTACATTGAGAAGGGCAAAGTTGTTAAAATGGACAAGTCTGATATGTGGGCAAGCTTTGAGTGTTTTGCTTTCTTGGAAATGATTAGTAAAAGATCTTGCGACAACCTTAATAACAATTTCAAGGACGGGATGGCTTTTCAAAAATGATCCAACAAGTATTTGTTCAATTTAGCGGAACCTTTATAGCTCTTTGCGCTTTTGCTGTTGTCATGCATAGCTATGAAACTTATCTTGAAAGTAAGAAAAACGAAAAGAAATGAATTGCCGCGTTTGTCATGGCGAAGGTTGGGTTTGCGAAGCGCATCCTAAAGTTGGTTGGCAAGACGGAAAAGGATGTTGTGGAGCCCCTGGAATGCCTTGTCAATGCAATGATGCTGATCCGCCTTGGCATCACATGGATGTTAGGGGCATGCAAAACATTAAAGGAAAAATCCACATGTATACGCCCAAAGGCATTTATCAATTGATCGAGCGGAAAGGGAAGAAAAAAAAATGATTATGCTTCCGATGTGTGTTGCCTTGGTCGTGATTTGTGTTTTATTCGTCCAGCATAATCATTATCGATTTATTGAAAGGCAAAAGAACTTTAAAAGTCCGCAAGAATTTATGGAATACATCGACATTCTCAATAAGAAGCTTAATTCGTTAAAGACCGAGGTTGCAGACTTGAAAGATCGAGAAAAAGAAGCAAACGAGCGATTAAATGCCCTGATGCTTAGAGCGGGGTTTGTGAAATAAATGTGTTGGGACATTTCTCCCCGGTGCATGATCTGCATTGACTTGGAAAACGAGCCAGCATTTTGCTTTGTCAGATTCAAAGGGTTCGTGGGGCTGAATGTTTATAAAATTTCTGTTTCAATCACATGGGATAGATTCAAATGACTTCTGAAGAACTAAAAGCGCTACAAGAATATGTCAAAGTCGTTGCAACCGAGAATTCGATTGTGCTCGTTCAAATCCCTGAAGACAAATTGGAAGAGCTTTCGAGAAGTTTAACCCATTTGAACAACACGTTTGGGCCACGATTCAATATCATTTTCGTTGGATGCCCCATGAATGTGAAACTGACAGTCATTCCGGCGCATTCTGAAGTAAAATTGGAGAATGAGCTCCAATCTTAAATACCGCGACGATGACGTCACCTATGAACTTTGGCTCCGCGGATGCTTGGATTACAAGCTTCACGCCGGCCAGCTTCTTATTGATCAAAAAGTTAGGTCTTCCCGTCATCAACTCTTTGTCGGCGAGATTTCCCGTCAATTCGGTAAGTCCTATTGGTTAGTTTGCAAGGCTCTTGAGAAATGCTTTCAAAAGAAAAAAGCTCGGGTCAAATACGCGACCGCATTCCTGACAGACCTAGAAGAATTTATCCTTCCCGCCTTCGATTTCATTTTAGAAGACTGTCCGGAAGACATAAGGCCCAAATGGCTTGCGCATAAATCAAAGTTTGTTTTCCCTCACAACAAATCAGAGATTAAATTAATAGGCCTTGATCGCAAGCCGAATGGACTTCGTGGAAACACACCCGACCTTATCATTTTAGACGAGGCCGGGTTTATGTCTCGCCTGGACTATATCTATCGCTCGGTCATCATTCCAGCGACGACTCATAGACCCGATTGTAGGATTTTGGCCTTCTCAACTCCGCCTGACACACCGGCTCATGAGTTCTTGGATTATGTCCAGAAAGCGGAATATGAGGGCGGCTATCTCAAGCTGACTATTTACGACAATCCCATGGTCAGCCAAGAAACGATTCTTAGGCTTATGAAGGAATCGGGGGGGCCTGAATCAACTACATGGCGGCGTGAATATCTTTGTGAGCATGTGACCGATGCAAACCTTGCCATTATTTCGGACTGGAAAGAGGACTTTGTCAAAGAAATCCCCCGCGATGATTACTATCCATATTATCATAAATACGTGAATATGGACTTGGGGGTTGATGATCCGACCGCATGCCTTTTTGGCTATTACGATTTCCTGAAGGCGAAATATGTCATTGAAGACGACTTTGCCGTAAGCGGGCCTAGCTTAAACACGAATGTGCTTCAGGCCATGATTAAATGCAAAGAACTCAACTTATGGACGAATATTTCCTTCACTTTTCAAAACGAAAAGAAGCCTTCTGATAGGGAAATTGACGCAGTGAAAATGCTTTGGGAACAAAATCAGCCCAAAGTGTTCCTGAGGATTTCGGATAATAACAATTTACTCTTACTTCAGGATTTATCCCTGCTTCATCAAATTCATTTTATCCCGACAGATAAAGGCCGTTTGGCCGAAATGGTCAACGCCACAAAGATTCTAGTTCAAGATCAATCAATTATCGTGCATCCTAGATGCAAACAGACCAAAGGGTGTTTAAAATATGGAGTGTGGGACAAAAACCGAAGGGAGTTTGCGCATTCGAAGGTCTATGGACATTTCGATGCGCTCGCGGCCCTGATCTATGGCGTGAGAAACCTAGATCGAAGTACGAATCCCATACCGCAGAATTTTAAAGTTGATCCGGATAACCAAATTATCTTGGTCAAGAGGGAAGAGTCGGAATCTATCCGGGCATTGAAGCAAGGATTTGGAATCCGGCGATAGAGAGATAGGGGACTCTAAAACATGGGGATGGGGAATATGAGCGGGTCTAACTCGCTCGAATACTTTGCCGCGACCGATGATCCAATTAAATTAGCTGATGGAATGCTCACCAAGATCCGCGAATGGCGCAATTGGTGCGATAACCGGGGACTCATAGGCCTTTGGGAAAAGAAGCTCAGAAATTATTATGGCGGTTCAGTAGGAGGAAATTCCTCGCAAGCCGTGACCAAGGGGGGCTCCGAAGGCGAGCTTGACATGATCAAGATCAATGACCTTCGGGCATTGGTTCAAGATCAATTAGTCATCGTGACTTCTCAAAGACCGGCGGGCGTTGCCAAAGCCATCAATTCAGACACGAAATCACTCAAGGCCGCAAGAATTGGAACGGCCGTCTCTGAGTATTACATGGTGGAAGGTGATTTCGAATCCAAATTTGTTTCCTGCGCAGAAGCAGCCCTGATTGTTGATGAGGCTTTCGTTGATCTTTTTTGGGATAAAGGTGCCGGTAGCGACATTGGAATTGATCCAGATACTGGACAAGCTGAAAAATCAGGCGAAGCTGTCTTAAGAAATCATTGCACCTGGAACGTTGCCCGCGATCCGGGGGCCGCAACCGAGCAAATCAAATGGCATATCCTGTCATATCGAGCCAATAAGTTTGATCAGGCCAAGATGTATCCAAAGTTCGCGGATATGATCATTTCCGGAAAAGATGATGACCTTCCTTCGGTGCCGATGAACCATTTGCCTGAAGGAACGGACATGATTTGGGTTCATCTTTTGGTGCATGACCGGACCCCGACTATCCCTTCCGGGCGCTATTCGCTTTTGATTCGCGGTCAAATCGTTTTGGATACTAAGCTTCCATATGAAGACTATCCGGTTGAAAGAATGACGCCGGCTGACGTCATAGATGGCTGCTTAGGTTATGCGCCTTCGACCGATATTCTAGCAGCGGAAGAAGTGACCGATGCTCTTCATTCGATTATCGTCACCAATCAAGTGAACTTTGGCGGCCAAAGTATTGTGGGCCCTCAAGGCGGAAATCTAAAGCATACGGATCTTGCCAAGGGACTTAGATATTTTGAGCTTCCTCCGGATTTGGTCGATAAACTTAAGCCTCTTCAATTAACCAAAACGCCGCCTGAAATTTTCAATTACATCGGACTGCTTGGTCAAAAGAAAGAAAAAGCCGTCGGTTCGGTTGCTGGCGTTCTTTCGCAACAAGCAGTGCAGGGCGCATCCGGTTCAGCAATGGCGCTTATTCAAACTCAAGCCATTTCATATAACTCCGGCACTCAGCGAAGCTATTTTAAGCTTTTGTCCGGAACCATGACTAAGCTGATTTCTGTCTTGAGAACCTATGCAGATACGCCACGCATAGCCCGCATCGTAGGCAAATCCAAGGCGGCGGGGCTCAAGCAATTCAAATACACGGGCGAAGATCTAAATTCCGTTTCAAGCATCGTGTATGAACTCGTGAACCCCGTATCGCAGACCTTTGGGGGAAGGCTAACGATGGCCCAAGACCTGCTCAAAGCGGGCCAAATCAAATCGCCCAAGCAATACATTAATCTTGTCGCAACGGGTCAAATGGAAGTGCTTACGCAAGACGACGAGGCGGATGGATTACTCATCTTGGAGGAAAACGATGCGCTTTCAGAAGGCCTTGACGTTGAGCCTCTAATTACTGAGATGCATGAGGACCATATCAAGAGCCATAACTCTCTCATTACAGTAGATGCCAAGATCAAAGATCCGGGCCTTGTTCAAAGAGTGTTAGCCCATAATCAAAAGCATATTGACCTATGGATGCAAGCATCTCAAAGCAATCCAGGCATCTTGATTGCGACAGGACAAAAGATTTTACCGCCGCCGGCCCCTCCGCCTGGAATGATGCCGCCCCCCCCTCAAGCACCGCCGCAAGGTGGAATGCCTCAACCTAAACCTCCGGGACCTGGAATGCCAAAAGTCGTTGGATCAGGCCAAGCGCCAGCCGAGGCCAAAGCCGGAGAAGTCAGACAACCAAGCTTACCCGATGTTGCTGGAACGAAAGAAAAGCCCGTTGTTCCGGGCGTTCCCGCAGCCTCCGGAATGTAATTTCGAAAGGAAAATACCGAATGTCGGAAGCACCTGTCACAGCACCAACAAGCACGCCTTCCAGTGGAAATTCTACGGCGAGTCAAAGCTCAGCCCAAAATAATTCGTCCCAATTGGGACAATCTGGACAGTCCGGAAGCCGCTCTAGTGGCTCTGTCCCCAATAGTTCCGTCCCAACTGGGACGTCCGGGACGACTCCAAGCCCTGGAAGTCCGAACGCGCCTCAAAATCAGCCGCAATATATTGAGAAAAAGATCAACGGCAAAATGGTGCGCATGACGCAGCAAGAGGCGGATGATTACCTATCGATGAGCTATGCGGCCACGGAACGCTTTAAGGAAGCTGCAAAAATTAAAAAAGAGATTGAGGCTCGTGAAGCGGAATATGCGAAAAACCCAATCAAGGCCCTCTTAGATGCCGCTGAAAAAGCCAAGCTCACGCCTGAACAAACAAGGGCCGCGATTGAAGAATATTATGCAAAACAATGGATCGAGCCCGAACGCTTGACGCCTGAACAAAGGGAACTTAAAGCGCTTCAGGAATATAAAAAGCAAAGAGAAGCGGAGATTGCGGAATGGCAAAGAATCGAACAAGAAAAACAAAACGCGGAGATTGATCAAAAAAACACTAATCATTTGATTGAGGAAATTGGCTCAACTCTTGAGAATGCAGACCTTCCAAAAAAGAACAAATTCTTGTTTCAACGCATGGCGTTCTACATGCTTGAGAACAATAAACATGGTTACAATGCCCCGAAAGAAGTCATCTTAAGGCAAGTCATTAATGAGCATAAAGGCATCGTCGGGGACTTCTTAAAAGATGCAAGCATTGATCAAGTGATCAATTATGCTGGACAAGAATTCGTCGATAAAATCCTTAAATATTCATTAGAAAAATTAAGAGAAAATCGAAGCAAACGAGAACAACCATTCGTTGCCGGACAAGATAGCGGCCCGCGTTATCCGAATGGGAAAATCGACATGAGCGAAGTGAATCGACGTCTTAGAGACATGAGAACAGGAAAATTTACGAGTTCGAGTTGACAATAAAAATGAGTCATGCATAATAGAATTTAGAAAACAAGTTACTACTTGAGGTCTAATCCGATCAGAGTAGAAGACGAGCTCTAACCGAAAACGATTATCAGTTCTAACCAATAGGCGAACTGACATTTGCAGAGTAGGCGATCTCTTCCAGGCGAAATGGTTCGAGCATTTAGAATCCTAAAGGGTAAATTTTTTGGCTTTTTTAACCAAAACTTTTAACCGCGGGCTTTCTATTTATGTCGTTTGTTGCCCGCAATAGGGGATATTAACCATGTCTGTCGCCAACGACCCGCAAACAATGGTCGGTGATTTCAAAAATCTTTATAAAGAATCAGGACTCATCAACGCAATTCCATCCTGGATGATTATTCAGGATAGATTCCCATTTGAGGAAGCAGAAGCCGGCCTCGGTCAATATTATGTGTTCGGTGTGGTCCTTCAGAAAGAGCAAGGCTTCACTTACGCACCTTCAAGCGGTGTAAATTCTGGCGTTCAGTCCATGAATGCAGCCGTGGCCGGTTACATCGGTCAGGCCCAAGTCGAAGGTTTCGCAATCTATCTGCGATCCCGTTTGAGCTATGACGCCGCTGCAAAAGCTTCCAAAGCTGGAAAGAAAGCTTTCGCCCAAGCTTACGGCGCAGTGCTCAAGAACATGAAAGAGTCTCATCAGTATAGACTTGAATGTTCCTTGCTCTATGGCCGTGATGGCTTAGGAGTTGTCAGCGCAAACAGTACGGGCGCATTGACGATTACTTCGGCAACATGGGCAACCGGCATTTGGGCATCTGGAATGACGGGCGCAATCTTGGAAGCTTTCGATTCTACAGCTTCCAGCGCTAACCAACACAATGGCGATTTGACGATTTCTTCAGTCGTCGTTTCGACCAAAACCGTCACCGTGACTGGAACCAGCAACTCCGTCGTGGCAAATGACATTCTTTATTTCAAAGGTGCGAGAACCACGACCGGATACAATGAATGCGTAGGGCTCAACCGGATTCTCGGAACTGGAACAGGCTCAACGATTTTCAACATCTCAACAACTTATGAGTTGTGGAGGTCACAAGCCTACTCTGTTAGCGGAAATCTCTCTCTAACAGCCATCATGCAAGCAGCTGCTCAGGCCATTCCATTCGGTTTGACTAAGTCAATTCTGCTTTGCGCTCCGGTGAAATTCGCTCAGCTTGCTTCGGATGAAGCAGCTTTGAGGCGCTATATTCAGGATACGCCCAACGCAAAACGCGGTGTGAAAGGCATCGTGTTTCAGCTTGGTTCAGTGGACGTTGAAATTCTCCCTCATCCATTGATCCGTGAAGGAAGCGCAATGCTTCTTCCTGAAGAATACGTTCACAGAGTGGGCGCAACGGACGTGACCTTTAGCTTGCCAGGTTCAGGCGAGCCAATGCAGGTGCATGTAACCGATTCGACCGCTTTAGAAATCCGTTCCATGAGCGATCAGGGCATTTACTTAGATTGCCCTGCTCAAGCTGTGCTTTTAAGCGGAATCACCTGAAGTTGAATGTTGGCCGGGGGAATTTGGCGGTGCAAGACAGGGCGCCTTCAGATTCCCCCTCTTGATTTAGAGAGGGAGAAAAAATGTCAGTTTTAAAACTCAATATCAGCACGGCCAGGGATACGAGCACTCTTCAAAGCACATTTGAGACTGCGGGCGGAAATAGACAGATTGCGAATCGGATTGTGAATTTTATCACTTCGCTCCTTTCAGGAAGTGAACTCGCAATGAATTCTTCGACTCCGCCTTCAATTGCTATTTCGATTCAAGAGAATGCAACCCAAGCTTCAGGAACAGTGATTTTTTCCGATCATGCTTCGGCAAACGATACCTTCCTTGTGAATGGGGTCACCTTTACTTGCGTGAACTCCGGAGCAACGGGAAACCAGTGGAACAAAGGCGCAAATGCCTTAGCAAGCGCTCAGAATTTAGCAGCCGCAATCAATGCATCGGCGACCGCACTTGTTTCCAGTCAGGTTTCGGCCGCAGCTGTGGACAATGGGGATGGAACCGCGACAGTGACGATTACAAGCCTGAATTACGGCGTCTTTGGAAATCAATGCACGATTGCAAAGGGCGTTGATGCGGGCACGGTCATGACGGTTTCCGGAGCAAGGCTAACCGGCGGGGCTGTAGACGCGACCGCGCAAACGCTTCAGTTTTAGTTTTTTTGGGGATTGAGGGGAACAAATGGCGATTTCAATTTCATTCAACGGGGTCGTGTATTCGATTCCGGAGACTGGCGACGAATCTTGGGGCGAAAATCTTACGTCGTATTTTGTCGCCATTCCCCAAGGTGCTTTGCAGAAAACCGGCGGAAATTTCACGCTTACCGGAGAAGTCAATTTCGGAGCAACCTATGGACTTCTCGCAGCCTATTATAAAACAAGGGCTTCCAATCCTTCATCGGCCGGGTTGGTTCGATTGGCTGTGGCTGATACAATTGGATGGAGAAACAACGCAAATTCTGGAAACTTGCTACTTGCCGTTAATGGGTCTGATCAGCTTACCTTCAACGGTTCAGCGATTTATCCTGGCGGAATTACTGCTCTCACTGGCGACGTCACTGCTACTGGTCCTGGATCAGTCGCGGCAACCGTTGCCAAAATCCAAGGGACCACAGTTTCAGGAACAACGGGAACAGGAAACGTTGTCTTTTCAACTTCTCCGACACTAGTCACCCCGGTCCTCGGAACGCCAGCTTCAGGAACACTAACGAATTGCATAGGCCTTCCTATTGCCACGGGTGTAAGCGGGCTTGGAACGGGCGTTGCGACTTTTCTTGCGACTCCATCGAGCGCAAATCTTGCGGCCGCAGTGACCGATGAAACCGGCACCGGAGCCCTTGTATTTGCGAACACTCCTACCTTGGTCACTCCAAACATAGGTGCTGCGACTGGAACGTCTTTACAGCTTTCAGGCCTAACGGTTTCTTCAGCGGTTGCAACGGATGCGAGCAGGAACCTTGTTTCTGTCACCAACACCGGAACAGGAAACAACGTTCTTGCCACTTCTCCAACTCTTGTCACGCCCATTCTTGGAACGCCGACAAGTGGGACGCTCACGAATTGCACGGGCTTACCGATTTCAACCGGAGTATCCGGACTTGGGACAGGGGTTGCAACCTTTTTAGCCACGCCATCGAGTGCGAACTTGGCCGCTGCAATCACGGATGAGACAGGTTCGGGCGCATTAGTCTTCGCAACATCTCCTACCTTGGTGACCCCAATCTTGGGAACGCCAACAAGCGGCACTCTGACAAACTGCACGGGGCTACCGATTTCGACAGGGGTTTCAGGGCTCGGAACCGGAGTCGCAACATTCCTGGCAACCCCTTCTTCGGCAAACTTACTTGCCGCAATGACGGACAAAACCGGGACCGGGCTCAATGTTTTTGCCACAAGCCCAACGCTTACAACTCCAAATATTGGAGCAGCAACCGGAACAAGCTTAAATCTTTCAAGCCTTACTATATCTCAAGCTGTAGTCACCGATGGCTCAAAAAATCTTACTTCTCTTGCATATGGGACTGCTACGGCCGCGTCCAGTCTAGTGCAAAGGGATTCAAATAGTAATGTAAATGCAAATAATTTATCCGGAGCTTACGCCACAACGGCTACGGCGGCGGGCACCACAACACTTACAGTTGCAAGCGCCTATAAACAATATTTTACCGGATCTACTACGCAAAATTGCGTGTTGCCTGATGCAACTACACTTCCTCAAGTCGGATTTGGCTTCTATATTGTAAATTTAAGTACTGGCGCAGTCACAATCAAAGATGCAGGAAGCAATACTCTTCAGGTTCTTGCAGCAAGTTCTTTTGCATTTGTCACGGCAAAAAGCATCGCATCAGCTAATGGTTCTTGGGACATTCAATACGGAACCAATGGAGCAGGTGGCGGAACCGTAACTTCAGTAACATTTACAGGCGATGGAACAGTTTTAAGCTCCACACCGTCTAGCGCCGTCACGACATCAGGGACACTGACTGCGAGCCTTGCTACTCACGCAGCAAATCTATTCCTTGCTAGTCCGACTAATGGATCTGCTGCTGCACCAACATTTAGGGCTATGAATCCTGCTGATTTTGGTGTGGCAACACTCAACGGAGATGCCCTTCAAAATATTGGATTTAGTGCATCAGTAGGTTCTAGTCAATTAACGATTAACTTAAAACAAAACGATGGATCTACTGATCCATCGGCATCGAGCCCGGTTCATATAGGATTTCGAGATGTCACGTCAGCAAACGGTGATTACAATATCAGAAGTGTTACAGGAGCACTTTCTTTAGTCGTTAGCTCCGGTGCTACATTGGGTGGGGCTAATAGCACTAATCAATACATCTATATTTATGCCCTAGATAATGCTGGAACTGTAGAACTTGCAGTTTGCGGAAGCCGTTATTTTGATGACGGCTCAGTTCAATCCAGCACGACAATGTCTAGTTCGGCTACAAGCGGAACAGTTCTTTACTCGACTACTGGAAGGAGTAACGTTCCTGTTCGTTTAATCGGTCGGATGAAAGTCAATGAATCTACAACTGGGACTTGGGCTTCTACTCCCACAGAAATAACTCCCTATCCAGCATTTTTCCCCGAGGTAGTTTCTGCTAACGATACCAGTCAGTACTCGCAAGCTACTCCATCGGCTGGCACGTGGTATGCCCTTGCCAATGGCTGGACGATCCAGCTTACTCCTGGAATTTGGTCCATCAGCCTCAATACAACTTTAGGAATAGGAAGCCTTTCTTCTGGTATCGGTTATCTGGCGGCTGCTATTGCAACCTCTACTTCAGGAGGCACCGGGATAGTGGCCTCTCAATGCGCCATTGCTTCCAACGGAACCGGCGGTTTTCTCGGAAATGGTTCTTTTACTTTTAAAGTCACGGTTTCCACTGTGACTAATTATTACGTTCAAGTCAAAGTAGATAATTAC